CAACCCTTCCGGCCTTGTGGTGGATGTCTGTCGCCTTGGACTCCTTGCATCTCTCGCATATCGGGTGGAGAGCGAGGTAGGCATTGCGAACCTGTGTATACTTTTTGTATTCACCTTGGCGTTTGCTGGATGCGTTCCGCAACCTGCCTTTACTTTTAAGTGGGGTTCGTCGTTTTAAGGGTGATCTTTTCATTGAACGAAAGTCGGCCAATCTTGTCTATATTACTTATGTGGAAGAACTACAAAGAAGAGAAACCAGATCGAGAGGGAATTTACCTTATTTGCTCTCCCAGCGCAAACCCTCCCTACCGAGATGCTGCCTATTTTTATCCCAACCATGGGTGGAGCAGGACTGCCCACATGCTTGAATCCATGATTGAGTATTGGACAGAGTATCCCCAATGTCCAAATTCAAAGTAGTCCTTACGGTAATCAATGAAGATTCCGTCACCCCATTCGTGGTTGGCCCACGTTTCCGTCGAGGTTCCCCCCTCCCAATGGAAGCACTCTACGTTGAGCGTGGCGGCTATTTCTTCGACCCTGTGGCCGAAGTCGATATGGCCAGAGATTGCTCTGAACTTTTCACAAAATACGCCGCGCAAGCGGAAACCAAAAAAAGAAAGAAATAAATAATATGACGTTCCTAGTATGCTACGGAGACGCTGTTGTGGAGTTCCATAAAGGTTCCATGACCAAAGAAGACGCCACCTTGGAGTCCAACAAGCTAATCGGTCAGGGGCGCACCAACGTAAGGGTCAGAGCCGAAGACCCCCACCATCCATCTTGGCCCCTCAACTTCGATTATCAGGAGGGATAATGAGCGAAGAACTGCTACGCGAAGCCCGCGACAAATGTTACAAGCTTCGCAGGGATCGACTTGCGATCACGCGAGCCTATGTGGATGTGAAGAAAGAGTGCGACAAGGCACGGGAGGTGTTGCGAGAGATTCAAGCGGCGGATTGGAAAACGTCTGGGGAATTGCGAGGCATGGCCCGCAGAGCATTGGGGGCCGCGAAATGAACATCGTCTTTGCCTACCATAGCGGGGACTGCGAGTTAGCCTTGGCAAGCGCCAAAGCCATCGTAGAGCAGGGACCAAACATCCGCCACAGGGCGACAATATGCTGTACTGAAGGAACCCCGCTTCTTCCGCAAATTACCGAAGAACTAAAAAAGGTATTTCCAGAGGTTGGGCCGATTGTTGCTCAAGACGGGATCAATGGGTGGCCCCTTGGACCGAATCAAATGTTTGCTGATGCTTCTTCCCATTGCTATCAATACGAAGACCCTTGGTATTTTTGGGAGCCAGATTGTGTCCCAATGGTTGAAGGGTGGGTAGACAAGTTAGAGGAAGAGTTTAATAAGAATACGGGCAAGATCATGGGGTGCTTTATTGAGGGCGGTGTGGCTCCGAGTGGCAAGACGATGTATCAACTCATTGTCGGAAGTGCTGTTTATCCGTCAAAATTCCTCAATGGGTGCAAGATTGCGGCCAATCTTTACAACTACAACATCTACTTCAAAGATAAGAATGTCATTCCAGAACCTTGGGATGTGCGTTGCCGCTGGGAATTTCTCCAGTATGGGCGAGACACCCCTCTGATTAAAGCCTACTGGAAGAGTTGCAACTACCAACGCAAAGGAGAATCCATTGTCTTCTTTGCGGAGAACCCCGAAGCCCAAGACGTTCAGAATGTTACCTGCCCAGACCGTACCGTAAGCCCAGAGGCAGTTGTGGTCCATGGGTGCAAGGACGGATCTCTCCACCGGATGATCTACGATAAATATGCACCTCCTGTTTATGTGGAGATTGAACAACCGGAGGAAATCGTTGTCCAACCCCTACAATCGAAAGTCACCTTTGTGACCAACGACCACCAAACCGAATCGGAAAAGTTTTTGGCCAGCCTGAGATCACTAGGTAAAACCTTGGGCAAACCAAAGAAAAAGAAAAAGAAACCACAATGCAATCAGAACAACTAGTTTACGAACAGTCAGCAGAAACCGCCATCCTATCCTGTCTCTTTCACGGAGCAGTAGAAGACCAGAAGGAAATTATTTCAACAATCAGGGAGGACCATTTCTTTGTCCATGAACACAAGATCATCTTCAACTCTGTTTTAAGGGCGATTGGTCGCGGCCTCCATGCCGACTACATCAACATCAAGAACGAGCTTGAGGGTAATAAACAGCTAGATGAGATCGGGGGAGACAGTGTGCTGACAGAGATTGCCTCCTTCTGTCCCAACGCCCACAACTGGAAGCGTTACTACCCCAAACTGGAAGAGGCTCGCTATCGCAGGAGTTTGGAATACCTAGCCTCCGATATGATCTACAAGGCGCGGGATCGGGATTTGAAGCTGGAAGAACTCAAGAACTGGTCAGAGACCAGTGTGATGAAGGCCGACTACCTGATCGACAACACCGATCAACTATCCATTAAAGGAGTGGTAGAGAGGGCCTTGGACAACATTGAGTCTACAATGAGGGGAGAGCCCAAGATCGGCATCCGTACAGGACTGGTTCCAGTGGATGATCTTTTGATGTTCGGAATGCGCGGTGGAGACATGGTGGTTTTAGCGGCAAGACCAGCAGTTGGCAAGACGAGTGCGGCCATGCAGATTGCCGAACATGTGGCCTTGGACCTAAAGAAAAGGGTGCTGATGTTTTCGCTGGAGATGACCAGTGTCGCCCTAATGGAGAGGATGATTCGGAGTCGGGCCAGAGTCCGCGCTGCCGATATCCTTGCCCAGTCTATTACTCCGTATCAGAAACAATCACTAAGCAAGGCTTACGAGGAAGTTCGGGATTCCAACATCTTGTGCGATGACACTTCTGGCAAGTCCATGGGGTATATCAAGTCCATTGCCCGTCGAGCCCACCAGAAGGAACCAATCGATCTTATCATCATTGACTATCTCCAGCTTCTCAAGGGGGATAGCAAGAGGGCCAAGGACAACCGAGTTAATGAAGTTGAAGAGATTAGCGGAGGGATTAAGGAGTTGGCCAAGACCCTCAAGGTACCAGTATTGGTACTGGCCCAGTTAAACCGCGACCCCGAAAAAAGAGGAGGAAGGCCCAGCCTCTCAGACCTCAAGGGATCGGGAGCTATTGAACAGGATGCCGATATGGTAATGATCCTTCACTGTGATGAAGAGGACGCCAAGAACCACACCCAGAATCCCACTGTTGAATTCATTGTTGCCAAGCATCGGGAAGGCCCTACAGGTATCGCTCCGATGAGCTTCAACAAGGCCGTTACTCGCTTTGAACTTTCTTCCAGCAATAACTGGGGAAATCAAGACTAGCATCCTGCTGCACACCCAAAGGAAGCTGAACGCTCACCGCATTGTAGCATCCGCAAACCCCACAGGCACTCAGTTGAAGGTCAAAGCTGGTAGTTTTCGCGCCAGCAATTTGGGGAAGAAGCCCAGCAATACCCTTGCACCCCCAACAACCGGAGGTGGGAATTTGCATCGGGCATTTCGCGCAGATCTCCGCCCTGCGCTCCGCTTCCTCTTGGGGAACTAGCTCAAACTTGTTGTCCTTGGCAAACTGATACATCGCCCTAACCCAACGAACAATAGCCCCGAATCCAAGGGTTTGTTTTTCTTTAGAGCAAGGAACGCAATTGGGGTTGCCCCCCATCCTTGAACAAAGGGCGTGTTCGATTTGCCGTGAAAGATCAGGCGGCGGGATTTTCCCAAGGCTAACTGTCAATTTGTGACAGTTATCAACCATATCTGCCCAGTCACCGCCTTGGACCTTTTGATTCTCCCAAGTTACCCACCACCCACCCCAAGGGCCGTCTGTTTTTCTTGGGTAGCAAAATTTAGGCTCTTCACTCATGGACTAACAGTTCGGCTTCAAAGGTTGTATTGTTGGGAATTTTAATGGATTCCAGCTTGGAAGCAATGTTGATCTGAATGGCGTTTTGTTGGTTGCTCCCATCTGAGAAGTTAATTGATGCGGCTTCTGCCAATTGCTTGATGTTCCTCATCATGCCGAGAGCCTCCATGCCGTCAAGATCTTGGGCTGCGTCTGCGGCCCTGATCAACACCTTGCCAGTAAGGAACTTGATCGACTTCTTCATGGCCTCAAGCGATGCCGTGATATCCGAGATTAGCGTGGGAACCCCGCTATCCTCCCAAGGGGCGGGGGCAGATTCATTGACCAACCTAGCCCGACAAGCGTCCCAACGCTGGGCATCCTTCCAAAGGTCAACAGTCGAGTGGCTAACCCCGACTTCCAAAGCAACATCGCTAACTGACCGCCCAGAGCAGTACATGGCAAATGCCTTGATGCACTGAAGACGTTTATCCTTCCCCATCGTTTCCATCTTTTCAGGGGGAAGTGATAGGGTGGTGACATGTTCAACCTCCCAAGGATAGTGAAGCTCTTCATTTGGGGCGGCGTTCCAAAGATCCTTGTGCTTGTCCCACTTCTCGCTGTGGATAAACCTCTTAACCACAGGAGGAGAGGTCGCACCCAAAGCTGCCATCACATCCGCCATCTTCCGGCCAGCGGCATAGAGCCTAAAGGCGTTTTGTTTTTTAATTCTATTTTCTGGAGTTGACCAATCTCGTTGCGCTGCCATGGGTTATAATGTAGAGTGAAATATCGTAAATGGCAATACCTGACGGCGCGATAGAAAAATACGGAAGGCTATGGACCCCTCGTAACGGGGCTGTCGTTACACCTCTTCGTATTGAGATGGACGCCTTTCTCTTGGGCTTAACCCCAGAAGAAGGGGGTCTGGGCAAGGCGACCCATTACCGGAATGTGGTCTCTACTATTTGGCCAACCTACTCATGGCACAAGTGGGCTGAGTTACGGGCACAGGCATTCTGCAAGGTCAACGTCGAGGAGGATGTCGAGACTGGAAACAAGTTTGTCCGAAGTGTTACGGGTCTAGCTGGTGGAACGGACTCCGGTAAGTCCTACGACATGGCCGCAATGGCGCTGGTGAACTGGTTTGTCGATCCGCTCAACACGATGGTTATTGTGGTTTCGACCAGCAAGATCGACGCAAAGCAGCGAATTTGGGCGGCACTGGTAAAGATGTATCGGGAAGCCCATGCTGTCGGGATTGCCACTGGCCGACTGATTGAGTCCATGGACATCATCAAACTTTCAGACGAGGAGGGCAAAGCCATCGATCCTAATGTTGGGGTTAGTGATGCCTCCTCCATTATGCTGCTGGCTGCTGGTGACGAGTACAAGGATGACGCCCAAAAAAGGCTTCAGGGTAAGAAGAATCGTCGTATCGTGTTGGTTATAGACGAGTTACAAGACTGCTCGTCTTCTGTAATTAACGAGGCCGTTTGGGGATTTAAGGGAGCCCAAGAACTCCACATTGTTGGTGCTGGTAACCCTTCTTCTATTTTCGATCCCCATGGGAAATTCTGCGAACCCATCAAAGGGTGGATGAGTGTGGACGAGGAAACCCCGAACTGGAAAATCAAAGTAGCGGGTATTGAGGGACTGGCCCTACGCTTCGACTCCGAAAAAGACAACCCCAACCAACAATCCTTTGATAAGGGTAAAGGACTTCGCTACCCATTCCTCCCTAAACCTAATGATGTTGCGGTAGCCCGAAAAGAACTCGGAGAACTCAATCCCCAGTACTGGCGTAAGTTTCGGGGCTTTTGGCCACCAGCAGACGCCGATGATTGTACAGTTGTTTCGGACATCCTCCTAGCCCGTCACGGGGCTCTGGATAAACCCATCTGGGATGGAACCCCGAAAGATATTGCCGGAATTGACCCCAGCTATACAGAGGGAGGAGACCGCTTTGTCTTTACCCACATGAAATGGGGCAAGCTAATCTCGGGCAAGTGGGCCATAGCCCTAGAGAAGCAGTATGTCCTCAACCGGAGAGCGGGGTCTCAGGAGGACTTTCAGTATGAAATGATCCAGCAGATCCACGATCTTTCCATGAAACTGGGAATACCCAACCAATGGATGGGGGTGGACGCTTCGGCTGGAGGTATCTTCTGGTCCATTGGAGAGAGGGAGCTTCTGAGGGGGTGGCATGCAGTGAGCTTCGCGGGAGCGGCCTCAGATCTTCCAGTCAGCGCCCAGTATGCCATGAGGAACGAGGCCACTGGAAAACCACAGGTAGGTAAGGAATTGTTCCACAATATGTCCAGTGAGCTATGTTTCGTCTCCCGCTACTTCTTGGAATGCGAGCAACTTAAAGGGATAACACCGGATCTGGCTTGGGAAATGACCCAGCGAAAGTATGTGAGGCGGACTAGAAAGATTATAATCGAGAGCAAGACCGACATGAAGAAGCGCATAGGTAAGTCTCCTGACTTATTCGACTCGTTCTCTGTCGGGCTTTTTGTTGCCCGTAAAGTTTTCGGTGCCATGGCAGGGTCTGAGGCAATAGAAGAAAGAAAGCGTAAAAACAAACAGAGCTTTAAAGAACTTAAACAACGCTTGACCTTGAGAGAGAACTGGTAGAGAATGTCGGGCAAAATGGCGTCATCTCCCGTTATCCCCATTGCAGAGGCAGACATTTGCATATTCCAAGGAGCCACCTTTAGCCAGACTCTAATCTGGGAGGTGGGCAATCCTCCTGCTCCTGTTAACCTTACGGGGTATAGTGCAAAGCTGCAAGTCCGTTCCTCCCACAAATCTAAGGCGATTATTATAGAACTCTCTACAGGCAACTCTCGTATTTCGCTGGGAACGGGTGGAAATATGAGTACGGGTGCCATCAATCTTTTTATCAGCGCGGCACAAACGGCAGAATTAAGTGTTTGCGAAGAGGTAAAAGCAGTTTATGATCTTGAGATGACATCTGGTTATACGGTAAGCCGTATTCTTCAGGGCAATGTCATTATCGTTCCAGAGGTTACCAAATGAGCAGAATCTGCATCCCCACCCCAGCCTCCACTGTTATCGGAGTCGGCACAACGCCAGCAACAACCCCGAACTCTAATGTGTTTAGAGTTGATGCATCCATTACAACTCTAGATGGGTTGCGGGCCTTGGTTACGGTTACTGATGTGTATCCAATTGGGATATGCATCTTTCTACCAAGTTTGGCGGTTCCTGCTACCTATCAATTGGTTAGCGGGACAGATGCAGAAAACTCCCCATTTGTGGTTCGGCCTAGCGACTACAGTGGTGGCAATACCAAAGTATGGAAACAACGCATGTAATAATGAAATCTATTCTAACAATTGTCATCTTTTTATCCCTTGTTGTTTCTGGGGCTGCTCAAACCCGCAATGTTGTTGTTGGAACAAATGGAGTGGTGGTGAGTCCAACCAATTTCTGGAGCGCAGACGTTACCAATGCCCGTAGCGGTCTTGGTCTTGGCACGGCAGCAACAAATGCGGCATCCGCATTTCAACCATCTTCAGTCTCTTTAAGCAATCTTGCCGCTGGTAATGGTGGAAGTCTGACTAATATCACGGCAACTATTGTCGGAACCAACATTGCCATCAGCAATATTGTTGGATTGCAAAGTGCTTTAGATGGTAAGCTGGCAACCAACGGCAATACAACCGGAACCGCAAGCAATGTGACGGGTGTGGTTTCATTGACCAACGGCGGAACAGGTGGAAGTAATGCCGTTACAGCGAGAGTGGGACTGGGTGCTTCTTTTGTGGGCGCAAATATATTTACTGTCCCTGCTCAATATCAAGAGGTTTATCTCCGAATCAACGCAGATAACACAGTCTCCTCTCTTTCTGCTTCAAACTTCC